TTGTCGCATCTGCTTGTGCTCTTTGCAGTGTATACTTTTCAGGTACTAGTTCAGCGTATTTTGTGTCTACAAATTTGATTATTGGATATGCTTTCTTGAATTTAGCAAATTGTTTTTCATTGAATGCAGTTTGCCTACAATATGGGAATCTTGCATTCCTATCAAAGTAACCTATGATACCAGAGTTTGGTGCATCACCTACTGCACTTGTAGTATTACTTATAGTGCCATCATTTTTTATTCTATATTCAGATGCATTGCCTTTCTCATTCTTCTCACCTGCAGATGTGCTTCTATTTGATGATGCAGTAGCAGCACTTTTCAAATTATCGTAAGCATCTTTAGCAATATTACTAGGTATTATTTTTTTACGAAATTTAGCTAATAACATACCAGTATCATCACAATATATATCAGCATCTTGCGTTATAAGATTATTGTAATCGCTATCAGTTAGTAATGTAGCTAATAATTTTTTAGCTTCATCATCTGTCATTCTAGGTTTTACTCTATATTTATTTACTTTCTGACTCATTGTATAGGTTTTCTATTGCCTTGAATATTGTGTCTGTCAAATTATCTGTACCATAAACTTCTCTTAAAGCTAATTCATATTTCTTCAATAGAGGTTCTGTTTCTGTATTCAAAAAAAGTTGTACCATTTTCACATTTGCAGATACAGTGCTATCATCAGGATAGTCATACAGACCAGTATCTTCAATAGCAGTATCGAAAGAATCATCATCCCACTTTGGTATATTAAGTCCCCAATGTTTCAGCTTGTCTATATTCCACTCATTTGCTAACACATCCCAATCCCACTCACCGAAATTGCTATTGTCTTTGATAACTATCTCATCACATACTAACTCATAAGGTTTTTTCTGTCCTGACTTTTCGTGTTCTTCTCTTGTGTATTTATATATAGGTATTTCTACTATACCTGCACGTACACACGCCTGATATCTCATATTACCACCAAGTATAACCATATCTTCATTTACGATTATTGGTCGCATTTCTAACATCTCAGGTAGTTCTTCTACACTTTTAATCAGCTTGTCAAACTTATGGTCTTTTATAATTCTGGGGTTTTTAGGATTAATTTTAATCTCACTTCTTTTTACTTTAGTAATTTTCATTTTTATATTTATTATTAAGGTTATGTTGTCTTTTAATTTCAAACTCTAGGTGATGTATAGCTTTCGATAAATCTTGTATTATAGCATTATCTTCTTTTTTACCAGCACGTAGTAAATATGCAATAGCTACACCGATATTGTAATTATCACCTGCAAAATCTTCTATAATTTTGTGTGCTTCCAAGCCGTATTGTTTACCTATATAGTAATCAGGTATTTTCTTCTTCATCTAATTTTCGTATTATGTTCACAAAACCTTTATATACAGTATTTAAACAAGCACTACAATTTGAATTAGTTTTATAGTTTGTTTTATGTATCTCATTGTATAGTTCAATAAGTTGTGCTTTTGCTTCTTTGTTTTTAGCAACACCAGTCTTACAATGTTGCCATATTTCTCTTAGTCTTTTTTTTTGTTCTTTTGTCATTACCATTTATTTTCAGGACAACTTTCAGTTTTCCAAGCTGCTTTTGTTTCAACAGGGCAACCACATATTGAGCATTCGTATTCAGGATTGAGTTTTGTACATTCTACACATATCTCGATTCTTTCGCTATAAACTATATCACTTACATTTTCAAATCCACCCATAATTCTTTTGCCTACTGCTATTAAATAATTATACGCTTTCTTTTTTAGTTTTACTTTCTTCATCTCTTATTAATTTTATTATACCAAGTGGCTCACTTGTTGAACTCAGTACTACATCAACATCTAAGAAAGTCATTTTATCTAAATCGACTACATATTCTAATTGTTCATCTTCATTATAAAACTCTATGACAGATAAGCCATAACCAACTAATCTATGTAAATCATCATAATCCATTTCTTATCTCTTTGAGTCTGTTTTTTATATATTTTTTGACTTTCTTGATAGTTATGTATATATTCATTCTGCTTATTCTTGTTTTTTTACTAAGACTAGAGTATGTGTAGTTTTTCCCATCATCATCACCTAGTACATATAGCTTGAATAACTCTCTATCGTACCAATACAACTCGTCTAATAACTTGTTAATCAATTCACTATCTTTAATAAAATATATATTTTTTGTTTTGAGTACAAAGTTGTATCTCATCAAATCATTTGTGAATGTTATTTCTTTATGTAGTCTTCTGTATTTGTAATGATATTTAGATGTTTTAGAATAGTAATTGTTTTTACACAATCTTATGAAATACCACTTTAATTTGTTGTTATGGATAATATCATTTAGCTTTTCAGGGTTTTCATATAATTGCAAAAAAACCTCGTGAACTAAATCATCGAGGTCTTCTGCAGGGATAAATTTTGCTGCAATTTGTTTCAGTATTGTATATTGCTCATTATCAATCACATACAACTATACAATTATTAAATAAATTATGTTAGTAAGTTTATAAAAAGTTATTCACATATACTTGTTTATAGTCAACTCAGAATATTGACTGTTTTCATAAATCTTTAAGTTTCTTAGTATAGTAATCTATTAAATACTTATAATCTGCTAATGTATATTTGCTTGTTTTTTTTGATTCTTTAATTAATTCTTCAAACATAACTTCGCCAATTTCAGACTTTAGTTTCTCGCCAAATATATATTGCTCACCTTGTGAGTACAAGTTGCAGCGAGGACATTGTGGTCTTGTGTTATTTTCGTGCCACCTAGTTGCATAGTGTCTACGACTTTGAAAATGACCACATTGCATTTCTTTTACGTGCTTATGTACACCACAAGTATAACATTCTACATAGCCATTATCATTAGCATATAAGTTGCGTATATATTTACTATATACTGCATCTAGTTTTTTTACGAGTTTACTCTTGCTCAACTAATGTATACTTAGAGTATCTTACACTTTCACCATATTTGTTTTTGCCTGATACTAATTCAGACTTAATGTTATGTCCTTCATCTTTCAGTTCGCAAACTCTCGAAGTCAATCTCATAATTGAGTAATCTCTCAATGCATCAATTGGTGTTATCGAACCTATTTCTTTTAAATGTCTTAATACTTTTTGTTTTTGAGTCAATTTCATAATTCAGTTTTTTAAAATTATTATTTATTAGTTTTTGAGTTTCCTCATATTGCTGATAATCTGTTATCAGGTTTTGTTGCCTTTTCAGGTTTGCTTTTTGCTTGTATTCTTTTAGCCATATATTCCAATTTCGTACATTGACAAATCCACCAGCTTCTGAGTTTCTTATACCTTGCTCAAAAGCATATTGCACTTCATCTAACTCCATAGAACCATAGTATCTAGACAAATCATCTACTAAAAATTTAGCCATAACTACAATTTGTTCAGTATCAGGTCGTTGTCCTAGCATCATATAACACTTGCTTAATAAATCTACACAATCTATATTTAGTTGCTCTCTATCATTAGAGAACTTATACCATATTTGTCTAGTTTTGTCTTTCATTTATCATATTTCTAGCTTGTTGCCACGTATCTATACTTTGTTGCACCTTATTTTCTTTTACTGGTTTTGCTCTTTTCATCCAATTTATTAGTCTAAGTTTTGTATTCCAAGTTTGTTGCAACTCAAATTTCATTTTAGTTTTGGACTTATTTGTTTCAGTCCAATATGAAATAAAGCTCTCTAAGGCATTTTTATCATAGCCATTAGCAAACACCTCAACTTCATCAATAAAGTTGCTTAAACGCTCAAAAATAGGTGTTTTTGGTGCATTATTGCTATCTATTTGATACTTACTAAACTTAATTACCTCAACTATTGTATATTTTGTAGTGCTTTTTAGTTTAATATATTGCATACGTTGTAACCTGTTTAGTCTATTATGAACTGTAGATGGTCTCATTGTTAGTTCTTCAGATGCACTAATACGACCAGTGATAAATTGTCCTGTTTTTAATTTAACATCATATACATTTTTGTCTTTTGTGCCTGAGTTTGCTCTTATCAAACACCATATAAATACCTTTAATAATTCAGCATTGCTAAATACACCATTTTCTATTATCTTTCTATGTAGTTTAATCCAACCCTTCATTTATCAGGTTTATTTCAGTAGTTAGTGTTTTTTTCTCTCTCTCTAAATGCACAATACTATTTTCAATTTCCGATAGATATAACATTTTAGATATTTTATCTTCGTTATCGAAAAGTTTGTCATCTAAAGAATTGTAACGATTATATACTTTCATATATAATTCGTTATATTCTGGATATATTCTAGCATCGTTTATATAACTGTAGTGTTTTTTTAGATAGTAGTAGAATGAGCTTCTATCTCTTTTCAAAAACTTAACTATCTGTGATTCTTTTAGACCTACTTCAGCCATAAGAAAGTTACTGAATACCATCCTTGCTAATACAAGGTCTTTTGTTCTTGTTCTACCATCTAAAGCACCATCATCTAGGTCTGCTTCATCTTCGATTATGTATCTAATCTTTCTTATTTCTTTTTGTATCATCTTCTAATTTTATTATTTTACTTTCTAAATATTCTATGTAATCTATAACTCTCTCATCTAGTTCATCATCGTTTTCGTATACATAGTTTGCAAATTTGTCTGCTGGTGATAAGTCTTCATCAATATATTGTTGTTCATATCCATCTCTATCAGACATCAGTTTCCATTGGTCATAATTCATATTACTTGTTTTTTTTGTTTACGTTTCTTTTTAATACCACAAAACTTTTTGCATTTCAAACAATACCAAAAGTATTTGCCTAAAATATCAAAATATCTTTTAGCATATTTGTCTTTGCAACAATTACTGTAGTATTTATCACTATATATCATAAATTTATACATCCATCTTCAATGACTAAGTTTTTCTTTTTACGATACTTATCTAAAGTTTTCATACAATACACATACAAACCTATAAATACATATCTATCGTATGCATAGTAATTATCAGTACTTTCTATTTTATC